ATGATGCCTTTCATTCGTCAAAAAATTGGTGATTTTTATATGAACATATCTGATACCTATGAGATTGAAGAGTTTATTGTATTGAATGAAAACACTCACAAATACAGCTCCACAAAAGTCGAAAGTAGCGGGGGCGCGGCAGGCCAACAAAACATATCATCTACTGTAACTCATCATGTATCTCAGGACATATGGCTTCGTGATCCAGAAACACAAAAAGAAACTAAGTTCACATGCGAAAATTATACTTTGGGTGTGCTCCCTGGTCACTCACTTGTATTTTTTAAAAACCACAATACAAACAATATAGAGCGCATCGTTAATATTAATACAGGTGAGATCAGTGACGCTAATGGAGAATATAACGAGACTTCAATTAAAAATACCATTGGTGAAAAATCAAAAAACGATGTTATATTTAGCACTATAATGATGCTGCCCATTTTTTGCCCAATATTATTTTTTATAACATTAAGGAATTTAATTTTCCGAACTCGCGTACAAACATCCATTATTTGGTTTATTTCAGCCACCTATATGTGTAGTGCTTGGCTTCAAGTATTTCAGGAAGATTTTTCAAGCTGGTTTATAAATGAGAGCTTCTTTAAAGTGCTTTTTTATGGCCCAGGCCTACATTGGTGGCTTGTTCTGCCTGCATTCTTTGGCTTTTACTATGGCGCCTATATCGGGTCATCTGCTGAAACTGATGACATGACATCACATTGCCATGCATTGGATGAATTTGTTAGTGACTATATTCGTCAACACAACTAATACAAACATCTATTAATGCCAGTGTTAGTATGGCATTCAAATAAAATTAAATAACTGTGCAGCGAGTTTAGTTGATTATCAACACAAATGCAGACTGCCCCCCTCAAACACCAAGATTAATGCATATAATCATGAATAGATATTTTTTGTTTTTTATCTTCTTTATTCAATCTATAAGCCAAGTAATTGCTAGTGAAAAAGACATTATCGGATTTCATATTGGTGAGAGTCTGGCATCAGTACAAAATAAAAATTATAATTTCAAACCAGAGGGACCATCAGTTTTTGACGCGAGATATTACAATGGCATACCGAAAACAAGTGCACTTTCATTTCTAGATTATAAAAAAAGATATCAGTACGTTTTCCACAAAAAACAACTGAATTCAATTCATATTCATATAAGTTCATACTTGGATAGTTCTCCAGCATCGTTAAAAAAAGCCATAGATGACTATGATGTATTAAAAAACAAAGTTTATAGCAATCTAGGTATAAAACCAGAACTGACTGAAACAGCCACTCGCAACAATTCATTTTTTGAATGTGTGGCTGATGTTAACTGTGGCTCATACTCTGCAACATTTACTGATGGGCATAGAGATATAACTATATTCCTAATGGGTGAAGACGATCTCAAATCAGGCTATCTAGGTGTTATATTAAGTAAACATCGTTAATAAAGTGGACTCATGGAGAGGTAAGATTGATGCAACTTCACATTCATGCTTACCCCTCTTTCATTAATATTATGCTTTATTAAGTAGCCACAACTTACGACTCGAAACCAAGCCAAGTAGCTTTCCAAGTAAGCAGTGCCCACCCCGTGAAATTTTGCCATCCATTTCCGCCAACGACTCACGTAGTTATTTAGAGTCTGGATGTAGTTCAATTAAACTAACTGAAACAGTGATAACCTGTTCATCCACATCCCTTCAACGCTGTGTCATGGGCAAATCGCTCCCTCCATCAGTCCGCCTTTGTTGCCGTGCCACACGAGCACGTTTTTTTTCTATCGCTCTGGTTTCCGCATCAGAGCGCATCATCAGTAGTCGATTATCGTTGAAGTAACAAAAACAGAAGAGCGCCAAGAAACACAGAGTCGGTACGATCACGTTTTTGTATGTCAAGATTATCGCATTGATGGGGTAGGCAAACTCCTGCAACCTGATGATGAACTCCAGCCCCATGGCAAAGGTGTTGCCACTGTAAATGGCGGTCGCCAGAGAGAACGTTTGATATGCCTTTGTCTCGACAAGCGGGTTGGCAACCTGGTATAGGAAGAATATACCTCCGCCGACGAAGACGATTGCACCCAGCACAGCCTTGAATGTCCTGGCAGAACTTTCTTTACGCAGGAGGCAGCGTAGGAGCAGGGTGGTAATCTTGATCATATGGCCAAAACCACCGAGTAGCGACATTAGCAAGGCCAATGGTACAACGACCAGTGTTTTGACGGCGGAGTCGGCCTTTTCAACAAGCGGCCCGTCTCCGACAAAACGCGTTGCTGCAGAGTCGACCTCCGCATGAAGCTTGCTAATGGCCTGGTTAGCAATAGGAAGGTAAACTAGGCGCTTGATGTCGTCAAAACGGGTGACAAGAGGGATCTGGCGACCCTTTGGTGCGCCCAATTTTTTCTGCACGGACTGCTGAACTTTCGCTGTCAGCATAAAGGCCTGAATACTCATGTATTTGGTCGGATTGCTGGTGCCAACTTTGTTACCTAAGGCTTTCCAAGTATTGCTATAGGTTTTCTGACGCACGATGGCGTTGAAGGTTTGGCGATCTGCAGGGTGCCAGTCATCCGGAACCGGCACACCCATTTTGCGAACCTCAATCCTGACCATGCCAAACCGGCGTGAAGGAACACGATCAGGAGTGACCCCTTTGCCACGCAGCTTTTTGACATAACGAACCCAAGCATTGTCCGCAGTAGACTGTAAGCTACTTGGACTAGTACGTTTAATTGTTTCATTAAATCCATTGGTGTAGTCGGCATACCGACGTTCTACTTCTTTTATAACCTCTGGCCAGATCTCATTATTGAACTGTGCCGGTGAACCCATGCACCCATCTCGATGCTTCATGTCCTCACAGGGTTTCATCACGTTAATGGCGATAGCCTTTTTCAGCAGACTATTCATCTCGGACTGAACGTTGGGGTAGTTGAATGCCAAGGACGGGAATATGGCCACGAACGCCATCAATGATGGTTTGTGTTCTAGAACATCGGGTGTGTGAATACTACGGATGTTCAAGGTACCATTAGAGAGGCTACGGCCTGCCATGGTTAGCAGGAAAGCCCCCTTTCGTGCTTCGGCACTGTGAAATTCAGAGGCGATGCGGTGGTCGATAAAGGCGTCTTGAGCCTGATGGTTGAGCCAAGTAAAGCCTGCGATCAGTATCAACGAATAGACAGCGCGAAGAAGGGGGTGAATACTCTGCTTGTCGATGAACAGACCGATAAACAGCAGTGAGATGGCGGTACCAGTCAGCAATCTTCCAATATCTTCTAGCGCATCGATCTCTTCGATCGTGGCTTCACGGCTGCACAGGGCTAGCAAATCAGCACTAAAGGCAAGCTCGCAGACAAGGTAGATCACCGTCATCCAAAATAGTTTCGTGGATACCAGATGTGCAAATCGTAGTTTTACTTCTCCCATGTGACAGCCTTTTGTCCCTTATCGGCTGGCACCTGCTGGATCTGGATTGAACCGGTCTTATACTCCTTAACGCTGGTGATCTTGGGTGGAGATGGGATCGCCGCTTTGGCTTTCGATGCGCTGGGCTTGCCAGCGGCAACGCGACTCTGCGGTGAGGTGGAGGTCTGTGTCGAAGTCTTCTTCACTGGCGGCTGTTCGTATTCGTACTGACCTAATTGGTCTTTGTGAATATCGTAAGCAAACAGCGAGTCACTCTCATGGGTTGGATCTTCGAACATGATGTACTTACCGTCCCCCGATTGCCTATTGGCGGTATAAGGTTCACACTCTGGAAAGTGTTTGATGGACATACCGTCCGGCTGGTAACTGATAAGCCATTGTGCGGTTTTACAGGAGACCGTAGCCCCTCGCACAATGACGACCCCGCCCTGGCGAGAAGTTGGCCAGCTGTCGAGGGAGGTAAATCCTGTCATGCCATGGATGGGAATACCAATCAGGGAACCATAAAAGGTCATGTCGTAGGTATCGTCCATACGATTGCGGCGAACTTTGGAATCATAGTAACCACCCACGGTGGTCGGAAACGTCCACAAAGTTTCATAGGTACCCAGACTGGCTAGAGGGCCGATTATGGGTAGGACGCCACTTCCTTGTGTCGAACAGCCAGTCAGTAGACTCACAACCACTATGCCCATTAAAACCGCTTTATTCACGAGTTCTTTCCTCAAACTACAAGCACCAAGACGAAGGGGGTTGTTGACCCAAGATGATCAGACATATCCCGCGAACCTAGGTGCTTGGATTCGAGTTTAGGTAAGAAAAGGGAGTGCCTAAATCATGATTTTAACATCATGTTACTGCACATTAGCTTACCAAAGCTGGAGAATAGAGAGAAGAAGGCGATGACCAAATTAGCGCCGTATGGAATCATTAATTCTGTTGGCTATTGCTGCAATTGTAGTGGCCAACTAAAATGGACATTGAACACCTCAGGTCATGGTGGCGACTGTACCACCTAAAATGGTGTACGGGATGATTAGACCACTACAAATCCACAAAAGATAAGAAACGTCAACAAAAAAGGCTTCACCCTACTAGTCAGGCTCAAGTCCTAAGGCATGCTTAACTTTATTTGTTTTATTAGCTGCTTTCGCCACAGGGTGCAACGCCCTTTGAATCTCGAGAGCAAGCGGCCTTAGCTCCTCCAAAGCACTAATTGCAGCATCAGCTTCCAGCTGGGCTTCTACTACATTAGGATCATGGATGATAGCTGCTAGCGTAGCCAGAATGGGAGATAGCACCATTTTCATCCTTTTTTCCATCTCAATAACTGTCAGTTTGGTCCAGCTTTCAGCTTGTTGTGCCATATCCTCAGCCTGCTCAGCTTTTAATAGTGCCATACGCATGCGCTCTAGAGCCTCTTTATCAACAGCTTTGACTTTATCATTCGCTTCTGCAATTCGAATCCCTAATGTCACCTCCTCTTCTGCTAACTTAATAAGTCTTGCTTCTGCCGCCTCGATCTTGGACGAGTGCAGGATCACGGCACCTAATACATCAAGTCTCTGCATTTTAACATGTTGAGCACCATATAATGCTGCTTCTCTGGCTACCTTAATTAACTGTTCTTCAGTGTAAAGTGCCCGTCCCTTACCCAACAATCCAGCTCGGTGTTCCACGACTTGCTTGGCAATAATCTGTTTGATCCTTCCCATGCTCAACCCTATTGGTTTATCAGATATATTGAGTGCTGCATGGGCAGACAGGGCTCGCTGTTCAGCCTTCCACTCATCTCTAGACAACCTACGACGGCGTGGTCCAATACGAGCCAAGCCAAAACTCTGTGAGACCGTATAGATATCCTCTTGCCATGCAATCATCGCTTTCTTATAAGCACTATTTTGCATTCCCTTTCGCTCCCCACGAGCAGCTGACGCGCGTGCTGCAGCAACCCCTGGATGTACTGAACCGAAAGACTCATCTGATAGGGGGACAAGATAAAAGTGTATATGTGGGTATTTTTCATCAAGATGCTCAACTACAGATTTTAATCTTTCACCATACTTTTTTTGCAGATGTTTAATTATTTCATCCCGATATTCCGGCCACTTATCATGCGGAAAATTATCAGGCACACTAACCACGCCCGCGGCTAGACATAGCCCATCAATTCTAACCTTTCTTCCCTTTGGATCTTTTGCCTTAGCAGCCCACTAGTGGGCAAGCTTTACTGCTTCAGATGGTGTTACTCCAAAGTGTTGCACGGGCATCCTCGGCTCACTAACATGGTCATGTGCACCGGGTTTTCTTTCAGCTTCATCAGCAATATCTTGTGCTGACATAACACGCCCAGCTTTCGATTTCCCTCCCCTTCTGCCATAGCCATCCAAATGCGCAAATTGATATCCTGCCATATAACCCCCAAAGTAACGTGACACTCGCACTCGTATTAGTTGAGATATTCCATCACATCAAAATACATACACCAAGTGACCGACTATGCTTATGTGATTGAGACCTTCGGCATCAATCAACATAAGCGTCGGCCCTGCGGGGAAAAAAAATAAAACATGAATTTTGATGATGTATATCTGAACCATAAGATTTACCATTAAAATATAACCAGACCACAAATAAAAAGGAATACAGTAAAAATATTTATAAATTTCATTCATGCTCCTTGTTTCGGTTGCAAGTAGTAAAATTCCTGGGACACTATAAATTCAAATATTTCCACTCAACATATAAAAAATACAGAATACCTACTGAAAAAACTTCTATTTCACTCAATGACGATTATCATAAAACAACCGACCAACAATACTATTATTAAACCTTTTAATATTACTTCCATTTTGGATGCATTGTAGTTAATGTCTATATATGTCTAAGCCTTGCACTATAGGCTTTTCAAAAAACCGGAAGTATTGGAAGCTTTTATTGTTGTAACATCATATCGCACATGGAACATCAGCGCCGGTAAATTAGCCTACTCACTCTCCATATAGTCAGTAGCTCCAAGCAAAAATTCATCACCCCTCTTGGTCAGCACAATATTAGTGACAGTACCGTTGCTGCTCCTGACTCGATACTCACTGCCTAGTTCCTTTGCTATCTGTTTCAATGCCCGACTGACCGCATTAACTGAAAGTGTATTATCAATCCCATGGTAATGCATGTAAGACAAATAAAGATGGTAAAAGAATTTGTGTGGCTCTCTTTTGATATCCGTCTTACCACCCATTCGCAACCCGTTGGCTTTTGGCATAAATTCCACCATAGTACACAAATCAAAAAGTGGGTCCGCCTCCCGCTTAACTACAATCGCATCCATTGAACCCCTCTGTGCCAGCAGCTGCCTTTTGGCTTTCATGGGCTCTGGATACTGAGACAAGAGGTATCGGATAATGACCGGAAGTTCATTAGAAATTTTACTTTCAATTTGCGAATCCTCATCAGTAACGACATTATTGAAGCTGAATATAACCCTACGTCTTGCTATCCCACCATTTCTTTCAGTCATTTCCATAGGAGCATTATTTGTTACCAGTACAACAGCACGCACCTTGGCACTAAACATTGGCTTACCCTTTCTGTTGATAGCTACAGCATCTCCGCCAGTGATTGCTTTCAGAATAGCACCATCGCCTATGTATTTAGGCTGATCGGGTAACAATATTAGTCGCTTATCCCATAAACCTTCCAATCCAAAATCACTATCCAAAAGCCTCATTGAGCTACTACCAATATTTCGGCTACCGACAAGCAACGCACAAAGGTTTGCCATGATTGATTTACCACTTCCGCCCGAGCCTGTCACCTCAAGAAATAATTGCCAATCATAACGATGGGTCAATACCATAAATAATGCTGCTGTAATCCGATCCATCTTATCCATACATCCTTCAGCAGCATAACTCAGCCATTTGAAAAAATTTGGAGCATGAACCTGAATTGATTCCGCTGAGTTAGCTGCTGTATAGATTATTCCATTATGAGCGAGCAGCCCATCATCCGGATCATGAGTACGAAACTGGTTAGTTGCCATATCATAGACACCATTAGAAAAACCTATCAACTCATCATCGGATACAGGAATCTCAGGAATAATATCTTTCATAGTATGAACAACCATCTCCAACTTTGAACTACTAAAGCTCAGATGGTTTCTTTCAAATATCCCCGCTAACTCCCTGCGTAACCTAGCATCGCTCATATACTCCCAAAAACTCCCTGTATAGCGATACACATATGAAGATAACAGATCTACTTTTACTGACCCCAAATGCTCGCTCAAAATCCTTGCCTGTTGATTGGTTGACTTTAGATCTATAATCGTAGCCTCACTTTGTCGGCGATCATCAACCCTACCGTATTTTTCAGACATATTAATTTCCTCGTAATTATAATACCACCGTATGTAGCGCTAAAATATTAAATAAAAGTACTGTATAGAACAAAGATTACAAAGTGAAAATTAAACTTTCGGATATGTAATTATAACTCTCCGGCCATCCATAGACCGAAGAGCTTAGTGTTAATAAATAAGCGATTGCCAATCTTGCGACAACATTTTCCAAGTGCAGCATCTGTACTTCTTTTACTTAAGCAGCGCAATAATATCTGATAATTCATACCGTCTATACTTGCTTCTCTAACTGGCACCCAATTATCAATATTCATAGCGAGCTCTTGAACCATATTACTCATAAAGCAATCTCCAAAACAGTGTTAATAATGAATTGAGTTAATCAATGTGAGTTGACACATACAGCCTATCAGCAAAATTCAGAATATATCAAGCAATATTTTCACTTTCTATAATTACTAAGAAATTATATTTTGGCTCATATTTGTTAACTTTAACTCTCTGTAATATTAATACTCTTCAGAGGGAAGAATAATATTGTTAAGTATTAAGAATGTCTCCAAACACCGCTGTGATAGCTTGTTTTTTATTCTCTGTTGAATGGTGCACATACCGCTGTGTTGTGACGATTGTCTTGTGCCCCAAGACCTCTTTGATAACCGACAGCGGTTGACCACTCATCGCAAGATAAGAGCCTGTTGTATGCCTTAGACTGTGGAATACAAGTCCGGTGATCTCAGCCTGCGTCAAAGCGGCATACCAATGCTTATCGAAGTGTTTGAATGGAAAAAGGGGATCATCAGGGTGAGGAAACAACCAGCCATTCCCGACCTCTCGAAACTCTGTTAGTTCAGTCAGGCAAGCTCCAGTAAGCGGTAAAACTCGGTCTGTGCCGTTCTTAGTGTCACTTAGGTATGCGGTCTGATCTTGGAAGTTGATCGAGCTCCAGCGTAATCCCAGGAGCTCGGAGCGCCGAGCCCCTGTGCTTACAGCCATCAGTACAAGCAAGTGAAGACGCTCCCACTGGCTCACTTTACAAGCTGCTAATAGTCGATCCAGTTCCTCACGAGATGCAAAACGCTCACGCTGGCGGGCCTCTTTGATTTGCTTTATCTGACGGGCAGGATTGTGCTGACAATCATAACGGTCATTTATGAACTCGAACACGGAGGACAGCGCGGACTTGTACCGATTGTGGGTAGCAGCAGCCATGCCTTCATCCAACATCGACTGAAGGCACTTTTTAACGTCTTGTTTTGTGATTCTGCCGATTAGCTTGTCGGCACCAATCGCACAGGCCCACCAGTTGAGACGCCCTTTCACGTTGGGGTCTTTGCCGGTGTGCTGGTCGAGATACTCAGCTATAGCGTCTTGGAGAGATAACGTATTGAGCGTGACGTTAGCCAATGTTCCGGCCAAATCAGCATTGAGGGTAATCAAAGCAGCGAATTTTTCCGCTTCCTTTTTAATTCTAAATGTTATAGATACGCGAGAACCCTCCCGCATGAACTCCACACGGTAGGTTTTTCCTTTTACACCTTTTCGCTCTTGAACTTTAGCCATTCGACATCTCTCCGCCTGATTGCGCCTAGAAGATGTCAACTCACACTGACTAAGTTTGTGGCTTTACCTTTAAAATCAAGGTGTTAGATGGTGCCCGAGGCCGGAATCGAACCGGCACGACGCGAACGTCGAGAGATTTTAAATCACCAGTGTTTTTAAGCTATATCTTGGCTAGATGAATATTTTCCTAATAATTAGCTGCTCGCAACCCATTGTTTTAACAAGCGGTGTTGAGTGAGTATTAGGAAATGAATGCATCCATTTGAAGCCGCAAATCTGAGCAAATCGACTGATGCTTTTTGCCAATGGCTCAGTTCATTTACACCATGAACCATCGGTTTCTCTTGCAAGCCACCAAGAGCCAAGGCGAGCTGATAAAGGCTAGCCACATCATGCATTTATGATTAACCAATCTTGGCTTTCTATAGCTTTCAGTGGCTCTTTGCTTGGCCCCATTTTGGCCCCAAATGACAGATTTCCACATCTTTTGGCCCCAGGATGGCCCCAAATTGGCAGATGATTTCTTGGCGCGATCATAATTATTGTTGATGCCGGAAGCGCAAATTCTTGCTGATAGCCAGCAGCCACTTCCAACATTTCCCCCTCACTTTTTGCCTCAGCCTGGAATGGGCCGCAGCACGCAGCTCCGATCCTAAAGTACACATCAAACTCCATCTCAACCTCTAAAGAATCACATCACTGGTATGACCAGACGGAATCTACAGTCATGGTGTCAGCAAAGATATTGGTTGGCCGCTACATTTTTTCATATATGAAAAACCTGTCAGATCTGACAGGGTACAATTGAGCACGGGCAACGTTGTAACTCGGGAGTTGCCCAATGAAGAACAGACGAAAGGCCTATCTGACCGCCGCCGAACTGGATTATGTGGCTGCCGCGAAGCGCTACCTGGCCGCCATTCTGGCTGAAAAGGGTATTAGCGAGTCGCAACTGGAGGAGATGACCGGGATCCCGGTCTCAACCCTGAGCCGCTGGTTATCGCAGGAGAGGGGTGAGTTCATGACGCTGGCTGATGCCGCGCTGATCTGTCGCGCTATCGGGATCGATGTGCAGGCCATGCTGCCGCCGGCAACTTGGGATTTCTCGTATCCAGAGAGTTCGCAGATGCTGGTGTTTTTTATGGGTATACCACTGCCACACTTGAAGTGGCTTGCAGATACTTATGAGAAAGGGTTGGTCACCCTGTGCAAGTAATATCGTTTTGATTTAAATGCCATTAACAGAACTTGCTGAGATGAACATAGTGCCTGAGTCTTTGTGGAAAGCTAAAAAAGAATGCCCCGGCAATTGGCCGGGGCAGCTACCAGGTAAACGCCTGCACAGCTTCGACACTGGCTAGCGTAGCCACCGCCAGTTCGGCGGCGTTGCTGGCCTGCCGGATCTGTTCACGCAGGGTGAGCACATCGGCTACCGTCTCGAACCCTGTCTCGCCTAGCAGCTCACGCTCCTGCGCCCGTTGCAACCGCCAGTCTAGCGCGGTGATGCGGCGCTCAGCCTCGGCTTTTATCTCGACGACTTTAGCCGCCTTCGCCTCGTCCAGAGTAATGGGCTGTGGAATGGGCTCTGGCTCTGGTTCGGGCTTGGCCTTCTCGCGCCAACTATTCGGATAGAATTTATCAGCAAAATCCGCATCTGCAATGATCGTATTGATGACAGTCCCAGAGCTGTCTAGGATTTCAATTTCCATTATCCCACCCTCCGAATAGCAACGAGGCCCTCACCGTTAGTACCAGATGACTTATAGCCAGGAATTCGATTAAGCCATCCACCCTCGCCTGCTTGCCCGTGAGTCGCTGTTGACGCACAGTCAATCGATATGTTAGTGCCTGACAGCATTTGAACAACAGGTACACCCGCTGGGCCGCCTGCTCCGCCGAATGCCCCTCCAGCCCCACCGATTGCAGCGTAAGAGAAAATACCAGACACAGACGGGCTCGCGACCCTAATGACCACTCCGGGTTGGCCGTTAGAGTTAAAAAGCCCACCACCACCACCGCACGCGAAGATGTCGCCATTTGTAGCGGCCTCCGCCCCATCTCCACCTTTTTCGTTTATGTCTCCGCCTGAAGCACTGCCCCCAGTTTTTGATTTTGCCCCATTCGCTATCATGTTCAGCGCAGCATCAAGGCATACAACTGTCGAGTCGCCTCCAGAAGCCCCTACAGTAACGACTACGCTCTGCCCCTTCTGCATGGGGCGAGACAGGCATATAGATATACCACCTGCGCCACCACCCGCGTCAGTACTGCTAGGCGCGCGAGCTGACGCAGAGCCAGCGCCATGCCCTCTCCTTGCATTTTGCGACGCATAGCCGTTGCGAAACGTTGAGTGTCCGCCACCGATAACGATAATCTCGTACTCGCCGTCATCAGGTACAGTCCACGAACTACTACTAAAGAAAACAAACCAAGGGTATTCGATAGGCCCAGAAGAGCTGGAACTCGCCAAATCAGCAACAGCCTTTTGGGTCAGCTTAACCTCATTAAGAATGACTGGTTCTAGCGCGATCATGCGCCCCCCTCTGTAGCCGTGAAGCCGGTCAATATGCCAGCCTGATAGTTGTATGTGGTGGTTCTGACAAGCTGCCCCAGTGTCTCCACCGCGCTGGTCAGCCGACCGTCTGTGTAGCTGTACGCCGTCACCCGCTCCCCGGCAGCCAGTTGCTCGGTCATTTGGGTCAGCAGGCCATTGGTGTAGACAAATGCTGCGCCGCCAGCTGGTAGCAGTGGTGCAAAATTGCGGCTCACTGCCTCAAGATCATCAATGGATGGAACTTCAAGATTCTGCCTGGCGATCTCAGCACTGGGCAGATCGGCCAGGTTCTGCTCTTTGAGTAGCGATCCGCCAGTAGCCTGATCAACCAGCTCTTCCGCCTTCTTGGCGGCTGCGGCTGCGCGGGTCTCATGCCCCTCAGCCTTGGTTGCTGCATCAGTCGCAATCGCCGCCTTGTCAACCGCCGTGGCTGACGCCGTGGTGGCCTCTCCCGCTTTGGTGGTCGCCGTCTGGGCGGCGGCGGCGGCGCGGGTCTCATGCCCCTCAGCCTTGGTTGCTGCATCAGTCGCAATCGCCGCCTTGTCAACCGCTGTGGCGGCCGCTGTAGTCGCATCCCCCGCTTTGGTGGTCGCCGTCTGGGCAGCAGTGCCAGCCTTGCCCTCATGCCCCTCTGCCTTGGTTGCGGCATCAGTGGCAAGCGCCGCCTTGTCAACCGCCGTGGCTGACGCCGTGGTGGCCTCTCCCGCTTTGGTGGTCGCCGTCTGGGCGGCGGCGGCTGCGCGGGTCTCATGCCCCTCAGCCTTGGTTGCTGCATCAGTGGCAATAGCCGCCTTATCAACCGCCGTGGCTGACGCCGTGGTGGCCTCTCCCGCTTTGGTGGTCGCCGTCTGGGCGCCGGCTTTTGCCTCGGCTGCAAACTGCCCCGCCTTTTCGATCAGCGGAAGGTTTGTATCAAACCACTTCTGGCTTGCCTCTACCGAATCCAGCACGCTGGAGAGCGATGGCACCGTGATCTGGGTGCCATCAGGGCGAGTCAGTGTGACCTCGCCATCAGCCGACATCATCAGGGAGAGTGTGTCTATCTGGGCCTGGTAGTAGGCGAACATGGCCGCAATGCGCTGGGCATACTCGCTGGGCGAGTCTATCAACGCAGTATCGACTGCATACTGCGAGTCTGTAACGGCATCGAGGCGCCATGGCTCAACCGTCTCCAGCACCTCATCAGAGATAACGCGGGCGACCTCCAGCACTTCGCATCCACCGGGAACCGGCACAACCAGCAAATGGCCAGGTCTTGGCACCAACTGGTGGTTTTTCCAGTTGGTGCCTACACCGGTTATCCGCCGCTCTCCTGCCGATGTGGTGATCGTTCCTCGTCTAATCCACGCCATAGCGCCCCCATAAAAAACGCCCCTTTCGGGGCGTTAGCGTTTGATACCTAGCATGAGAAACGATGCCTTTCTCAGGTCATAGTCCCCCTCATGCCAGCTGTTTCCTAGCAGCAACTCAAAGTTATAAATACCGGCAGGGATCTCGACACTGGTGAACATGGTCGGAGAGAAGGAATTACCCTCGCCGACCGTTACCGCCTCACTCCAGTAGGCAACCTGACCGCCAGCCTGATTGGTCACACTCAGCGCCATTGTGCAGTTTGTCAGGCCATTACCCTGCATGATGGCATTCATCATGACGGCGCACGATGCAGGGGCATTCAACACCACGCCGTATACGACACAGCCTACACTTTGCGGCGGTGTACCTGGGCCAACTTTTATCCCTGGTGCTACCTGCTGAAAGACCGGAACGGTGATCGCATTGCCCTTGATGTTCAGGGTGTCAACGAACGCCCCCTCTGCAAACAGGCGGTTCGTCTTGATCTGGCCATCGCTTGAAATGACGGTATGCCATGTCTCGCCGAACGCCGGATAGGGACCACCCCGACCAAACGCCGCCGATGATCCCTTCAACACCGAGTTGGTAATGGTTGCAGCATCGAGCTGCTTGACCTTCACATAATCGGATATGAGGGTTCCTATCTCGGCCATATCCATGATCGCCGCGTTGATGTATACACGACCATTTTTCACAACAAACGGGTGGCGTTTACTGGTCGCCCCCTGAGCCCTGGACAGCACAGCAAACACATCGGCATCAATTACAAATGATGACAGCACGCTGCCATCTGATGACATCTCGACAGAGAGGCCAAATCCGGCAACTGCCCCATTCAGCTGGGCCTTGGTATACCAACCGGCACGCACCTCCCCCTTTACCGAGGCAACTGCCTCGCTGACGGTTTGCACGGCTGCTGAGTTTTGCCCGGCCTTGGCCTCCACTTGCGTCACCCAGCGAGAAATGGCCTGATCCGCAGTCGCCCTGACAGATGACTCCTGCAAAATGGCTGCGTGATTTTCTCCCACCTGAGCACCCAGCGTTTCAATTCTGCTGGCGTGGGCTTCCTGCTCGGTAGCCATCGCCTCTTGTCGCACCGTTAGCATGCCAACATTTTTACGCCGACCCTGATCCGATTCAGCACCAGCCAGGGCCGCCGCCAGACCGGCACCAGCAGCCGCATCTGCGCTAGCCTTGAGAGACTCCATAGATTGAGCCAGCGAACCATCCTCCAGGGCCTCAGTGATCTCTGTGATACCGTCCTTGATGCTGTCAACATCGAGCGCGATATCTTTGATGCTCTCAATGGGCTTGCGCAACTCTTCGCGCAAATGCTCAGCGCCGATCTCGCCATCCATCATGTCGAGAATGGAGTCGATGTCGTAAGCAGTTCGAGCCTTGGCTGCCAGCAGCTCTGATTTTCCATAGGCGTTGACGGTGCGCAGCCAGACAAAATATTCGGTATCTGGTCGCAGCCCCTGCAGCGTCATAAATGGCGCGATGCCAACCCATTTCGCCTTGTTCATAGCCTCTGTGATCGGGTGCTCAACGCGACTGAACCACCACTCACACATGGCGGCTGGCTGGGCGCCACCATACCAGACCGGGCGCAATGCCAGCGTCCAGTTGCCAGCCTCGACATCAATGCCGACCGGCACAACTGGCGCCTCAATGGTGAAGTGAACAGCAGCGGGGGGAGACAGCCTGCCGGTATACCCTACCGCCCTGACCTGCGCCGTATAGGAGCCCATCACCAGACCATTCAGCGGGCAGGAGTCACCAGGGGCCGCCACGGTTAACACGGTGCGTGGTGGCTGACCTGGCTCAAGATGCTGAACGATCACCCGGTTATCTGCGACCTGTCCAACGTTGCGCCAATAGAGACGCCCCTGAACTGTCTCACCGATCTGCTCGACCTCATAACGCAACTGATCGGGCGCCGCAATACCGCCACTTGGCAGCCCACTCAGCTCAGGGCGCTCCATCGGCTTGCCGGTAGCATCAGCCCAGATTTGCGAACTCTCCTGGCGAAGGGTGAGATTTACACCAGTGCCAAGCGAGAAGTCCCAATCGGTAACACGGAACTCAACCCCATTCATGCCAAGCGCGGGCAGGAATAACTTGACCAGCGAGCCAGGCCGGTACTGCCATCCTGAAAGATTGAGCGAGAGGGTCATGGTGCTGGCAAAGCGGCGCTGGTGAAGCACGATACGAGCAAGCCGCTGGGCTTGCCACGAAGAGGTAACAAAGCGCAGATCCAGGTCATCTACATGCTCAAACCCGCCATCCTCTTCTATCCATGACAGCTCGCGCACAGCGGGAAAATCCGCCTTCTGAAAGCTGACCGGATCGATAAAGGTACCGGTGACGGTATTGATCCGATCGGCCATGGTGGGTTCGGCCAGCAACTCCAGATTGCCGATGATTTGATGGGGGTGAATTTCCAGCGTGGCGGGGCCGTAATATGCCCCAACGATAATGCCATGACGGCCGCCGATGAAAGTTGGCTGACCGGCACACGCCATATGCATGGCTTCCAGGATCTTTGCCGGGGACTCTGGCAGATCAAACTCACCATTGATGGTATAGCGCTTTTCAGTGGTGCCATCAGCCAGGGTGATGATCTCATCACAGATGTTTGCAGCCATCGCAAACCCTGGCATATCAAGTTCATCATCAGGGACAAGCAGCCAGGTTCTGTAGTAATCCAGGATGATCAGGGCAGCATTGTCCGTCCACTTGATAGAACCATCGCGGGGATCGTAAACGCGACTAGAACCGAACTTTTCAACCCGAATGTTTGGCAGGCCAGACGGGAACTTTTCTGGATTAAATCGCAGCGACATCCGAAGCCACGCCAGGCCGCGACCGATCATGTCATCCCGCCAATCCTTGCAATGCTCCAACATGTAGGGGTCAGCAGTCTGACGATCATTGTGAAATTCGTAGCTGACATAATCACTGTAATCGGCCACGGGATCATCACTCAACCAGATGCGGTTGATGTGCGATAACGGATGGCCTGACAACACCAGCGAGAGGTGCAGCATCTCATCCGTATCCTGCTCCCCTTCCTGCTCAGCGGCAAACGAGAGCAGACCTGAAGACACCACCCTGCCATAAGTGGCCACCTGATCAGCCGCCGCAGCCCTCAACACCTGCTGGCGCTCGGCGCTAGAACGGTAATCACCGAAGTTTGGCACCTTCATCGTCAGCATCATGGCCGCAGTGGCCACCAATGTACCGATCCCCACAGCAATGGCCAGGGTGGCACCTATAGCGGCGGCACCGGCACCGGCTGCCAGACCGACAACGACAGGGATTACAGCTGCGGGCATGACACTCTCCAAGCAATACGCGGAATAACACCATGAAGCGGGCGAGCACCATCCTCGGTCATAGCCCAAAGACTGCCCGCCCAGATGACCCCCGCCGTCTCACCGGACGGGCCATCAAACACGACAGCATCACCTCGTTGGGCCAATGACACCGGAATGCGCTCAAAACAGGCATCCAAAGCGCCAGCTATCGAACCATGCTCTTTTAGCAACACTCTGCGAGCACCTATCTCCGTGGTGTAGCGCCCGCGATAAACGGCAGCAGGGTCAACCCCAGCAACAGCAATGCACGCATCAGCAGTAAACAAGCAGCAATCAGATTCACCCCAAACAAAAGGCCGCCCCATGGCGGCCTCGATATGCATCAGCAGGCGAACCTGCCAGTCAGGATGTCTCATCATCAGTCCTTATATATAAATCCGGGGGCATCACGCTTGCTGCCCCAACTGATTGAACGGTTTGACATTTCATCCTGAAATCGGAAAAACCTGTCTTGCGGATAACGGCGGCGGTGCGATTCATCCGTATACCGCTGTGGCAGGCCGCGCTTCCACTCTTCAAAAATGTTGGAGAGGGTCAGGCGAATGGCATTAACCTCCCCCGCCTGGATGGGCGCCGATGCAACCCGCCCCTTGAACAACAAGGAATGGCGCAGCGGCTCACCGGTTTCACTGAGCAAGCAGAGATACAGCCTCCCCATACACCCGACTACCCGCTCACTCATAACGGCGCCGAGCAGCGCCTGATCAAGCCCCGTCAATGACACTGACACCTGGGTCGGCGAGGTCGTTAGCTGCTCCTTCGCCTGTGACACATCGCCAAGGCTACCAACGCCATAGAACACCTCACCATCAAGAACAAGCTCGCCAAGCCCAGAGTGAAGGCGGGTTATTCCTGAAGGCAGATCCAATCTAAACGCCAGCAACGGATTGACGATGCCCTCGCACATCAAACGGGCCATGTCCTGATCAAAGCCGGTCACAATCATGGGTAAAATGCCTCCACAAACGAGAGCGAATAGGTGGAGAAGTGCCCAGGTGTCGTATCGCCGCTCCAGCTATCCTTGTCCAGCCGAAACACCCCGCGAGGTCTGCGCACCTCGATATGCGTTCCACTGGGCCAGCTCTTGCGCAGCATCGGCGCAATGCGAATGGATGCGACACCCGCCGGATCGGCAACAACATCACCCAACACCCGCTTTAACTCATCCCCCACCTGTATCCACTGCCCACGACGCAATACAGTGGCGCCGGGGTTCCATCCTCGACTGGACAGCACCTTGCCCATCGAGTTAGCAGATGAAACAACCGGAGCGCCAAGCACGGGAGGGGGAGAGCTGACCAGGCGGGCGCGAAAATCCCACAGGCGCACCCGTCCGGCGGCGCCTTCCAACTCGAAGAGCAACGCTTCTATCTCGTCCGACTTGTCCCTGGTGAGATTGTTGAACTTGATAGTACAAATAACTTTGGCGCCAGGATCGCTGCGGGTCTGGTCAGCATTGGTAAACGATGATGTGAATGTTTTGGTGTTTGACGACACCCCCAACGACATTTCTGACGGGATCAGAGAATCAGGCCAATCGATCACAGATACCTCATACGTTCAAATTGCGCCGGATCTGCCCACGCGAGTTGATGTCTTGCAAGACCATCTGATACCCGCGCTTGGCCCCAGCCTCGGCGCCTTGCTCTGCTGCCGAGCGCATCGCATTAGCTAGCGCCTCATCACCGGAACCGCTGACGCTGATGTGCTGAATAATCGTCACCCCCTCACCCGACTGGCCACGCCCGGCGGCACGGTCAAGAATGGCAGCGGACTCGCGGCGGCTGGTCACATTGGCAGGGCCACGAACCAGAGTTCCGTTGACGAATTCATCACCCAGCTCGGAAACGATCCCGAACTGGTTGGCCGGGATATAGCCGCCCTTGTCGAACAGACCTGCGATCGCCTGCCCTGCCACCATGCCGGCAGAGGCATAACCCATCGTTTTGATGCTGGCCGCCAGCGGCATGCTGTAGGGTGGCGGGAAGGCGGCCAACGCCTTGGCTGCCGCCTCTTCGGTCGATACGATGATCGAGGGGATGGCAGCCGCTTTCTGCATGGCAAACAGCGCCTTGTAGACGCCAGTGTGCTCCATCCCAGCCTGCTGCATCGCCGAGGTGGTGATACTCATCTGTTGTTGGGTAAACGTCAGCAACTCGGCCGCCACCGCCGACTGATACTCGCGCTGCTTGTTGACCCGGTCGTTTTCGATTTGTAGCAAGCGGGATTGGTGATCTTGCTCCAAAAGCTCGCGGGCACCGTAGCGCTCCATCTGCAGTTGCATCTGCAAATCATGATTGCCAGCGGCAGCATCATAAGCGCTGGCGTACTGCTGCTGCAGGCGGGCCTGGGCATCCTGCCAGCGGCTCGACTCTTCGATAATCGAAGCGCCATAAGCTTCCTGCGCCTGTACGGCGCGGGCGTCATACCACTGCTGATCAACTCCAGCCAGGGCGGCATTGCTGTTTTCCAGCAACGCCTGGCGCTTGGCCAGCTCACGAGAGATCTGGGCGGTTTCCTCACGGAAAGAATCGACCGCGGCATAGTTGGGGGCCTTGGCTTTCTTCGGTGCCTTGGGGGCATCCGGGATCGCCACCACCCCGACCGGGCGGCCAGCGCCAGGCGCAGGCAAAGGCGCATCGCCATCACCTGCCGTTGTGGCTTCGGCAATCTTCTGGCGGAGCAGACCAAGGTTCTTGAAATAGCCATCCCAGCCGTTGCTCTCGCCGACGTTCAGAAACGACTTAACCCGTTCCTCAGCCTGAGACAATGCCTCGCCCATTTGCGCAAGATGGCCAAAGGCGGGAGCGGCCGCACCTTCATCACTGGACGCAGCGATAAACGCCTTCTCGGCCTC